GGCTAGTCCTACCGACTACAATAACGCTAGAACCAATACCGAAATCTAAATCTATATGGCTAGGAATCCAGCAAGTAACCATTCCTGAATCATTCTCATAATCTAATTCAGCATTTAAATCAGTAATGTTGATTATTCTATTACCGTTCTTAGTAGGAGTCATATTCATATTACAAACTGTTCCATCTGTAACAATGAATCTTTCTTTACTAGGAATACCTTGTCTCTGAATATGTTCTCTATCTAAATCTACTAGAGGCACTAGTTTATCGTCTAGGTTTTCTAGTAGTATTGGTTGGAAAGACATATCTTCTGTATTCCTATGTAAATCATCTTCGGGGTCAATCTCAGAGTTTAGCGTAAGGCTATCTAGAGTCATGTCTAGGACTCCATAAATGTCAGTGCCATTCTCAGAGGCAGAACACAAGAAATGAACCCATTCAAATGTATTAGGGCTAAAATCAATTCCTGCTTGATTCTTGTAAGAGAAATAATAAGTTTTCATTTCTCCACCATTCAAAGAACCGTAGAATACTCCACTCCTTCTAAACATTTCTTTAGGTAGGGGTTTGCCATAACTTTTGTTCTTTTGACCACTTGACCATACGGCAGTAGAATCCAAAGGAATGTATATCCTTCCATCTTCTAAAGTCTCTGCTCCTTCGGGTAAATTAGAAACTACTCTTTCTTGATACTCACCATTAAAGTATCTAGATACAGACCACTTTCCAATAGCGTTTTCATTTGCTACTGCAACAATGCCATTTTCTAATGCAGAATCTGCATCTCTAAGAAACTCCTCTTTAGCCTTGTTTCTATTCCAAGATAGTGTATCTCTAGGGGATTCTAGGGAGATGAAGAAACCGAAAGCCTTCTTGTAAAAAGAATCTGAAGAAGATTGCTCTCCTCCAGTCTTCATAGACCTCTTAGCGTTTGCTACATAGTTTCTCCATAGTCCTAGTCCCAATCGGTCACTAGTTTCTATACCGTTTTCTTGGCAAAGTTCTTCATACTTTACCATAGCATCTTCTTTGGTAATACCAAGAACGGATGCTCCGTTTTCAATTTCTGTCTTCATATTTTCATCCATTAGTTTTCACCTTCTTTGTTTTTTATTTACAATATCTGACCGACTAGCCACGATGCTAGCACTCTAGGGGTCATTCTATTGGAACGCCATTCTGTTTCTCCTATTGCTCTCAACAATTTGTATTTCAATGCAGAATCTAAACCGTTAGAGTTTACTACTGCATCGTGTAATCCGCCACATATCTCTTTCATTGTTTTACCTTTATACAACATATTGTGTAAATCTGTTAATATCTCATGTTTCTTTAGGGTTAGTGATTTGTTAATCAATTCTGCATACTCGGATAAGGTAACTTCTACTTGTTTTTTCAAGGTAGAATTACTTGATTTTGCCGCTTGAATTTCTGTAATCGCCCTCCTCATATCACCATTCATGGAGTATAAAAAGACCCCTAATTCCTCATCAGAAAATCTCGTAACATTCTCTTTTGTTAGAATGTTTTTAATCACTGAAAATAAATTATCTGTTGAAAGAGGCCTAAAATGATAATTAGCACATCTACTTTGTAATGGGAATATAATCTTATTTTTATCATTACAAGTTATAATAAATCGAATATTAGACGCATATCTTTCCATTACTCTTTTTAATGCGTTTTGTGCATCAGTAGTCATACCATCCATTTCATCTAATAATACTATTTTAAATGACACATTTCCATAAGTTCCGCTTCTAGCGGCTGCTTTTATTTTCGTTCTAATTGTTTCTAGTCCTCTATCATCAGAGGCATTTATTTCAAGGAAGTTATCCCTAAACCCTTCCCCTAGTATTTCTTTTGCTAGAACAATTCCAGCAGTAGTTTTGCCATTTCCTGCATTACCATAAATCAATACATTAGGCATATTGTTTTCTTCTTTCCAAGAAGAAGCATCCATTATAAAATCATCTTGTCCATAAATGTCTGATAATTTGCTCGGTCTATATTTTTCTGTCCATAACATTATTATTCCTCCTTAACTTGTTAGTGAATGCTTAGGAAAGTCATACTTTCTTTTGTATTCAGTGTGTGCATTACTACGCTTTCTTCTTTCTACTAATCCAATATTTACTAAGTGCCTCATAAATTGATGCAGTTCTGCCATAGTCGGCATATCAAAACCTTTGATTATTCTTCTAAGAGTTCTCCATTCACTGTCTAGATTTAGAAGTAATTGTAAATACCGGCTATCAATCCAGTGTTCCTCCCATTTATCGGAACCAATCATTTCTGATGTGGTCACTTTTATTCCACTTAACATTCCTTTCTTTGTTATAAATTCAAACTTCATTTTTATTCTCTCCATATTCAAATAGTGTATTTTGTTTCACTGTTACTGGTTTTTTCTTTTTTCTCTTTTTCTTTTCTCCTAATTTAAGAAGTCTAGAATCAGAATTGTTCAATTTGGTTTTAGCCCAAATTCTAAAATCTTCATCTTCCAGTAATTGATGAAGAATTTTAGGTTCTTTTACTCCAAGTCGTCTAGATAAATATGGTATTCTACTAGGTCTTGGAGCATATTGTGGCATTATTATTTTCCCCATCAAATGTCCGGAGAAAGAATATGCCAATAAATCATAAAAATAACTAATATGCCACCTTCTTTTTACTATGCCATCAATAAAAGTCACTCTTGGTGGTATGTTGATGTTTGCTATCAAGAAGTCTAGGATTACATAGTCTTTAGGTTTATTAAACTGTAATAGTTCTCTAACCTTATCTCTGTCTCTACATTTTAGAAACTCTTTCATCAAATCAAATCTTCCTCTTTCTAGAGAAGAAGGCTTCTCACTTCTAGGTGCAATTGTTTTAATTTGTTCTTCTAGATAATTAGTAGAGCCAGCCCTTTTAATTTGACACATGGCCTTAATATTCTTTGGAACATCTTTTTCATTTATAGAAGTAATAACTACTTGGCCTTGATAGGTTCTTAAAATCAAGAGAACTGCATCTTTATTCGGCTTAATATGAACATCTTCTATTATAATTCCTCTTTCAGAAGGAATAGAACCTATATCATAATCAATATCATTGGCATAGAATACAATAGGATTGTCACCAACAAAGGTTCTAGCCTTTGTGGACTTTCCAGTTCCTGTTTTTCCTGTTAATAATATTGGCCTAATCTTTTTCAGATTAGTTAATCCCATTACAAAACCCCTTTTAGTTTCATAATTCTAGAACAACCATAAGCAGTTAGATGTTGCTTGGCTTCAATGATAAGTAATGATTCCTTAAACCAAGTCCAATCTTCTGAGCCTACATATGGTGATACCATATTAGTTATTTTAAGTAAATCATACAATCTTGATATTCTTAATTTGAAATACTTCTTATCGTGATTACGCACCTTAGAATTTATTTCATGTTGTTTTAGTGTTCTACTGATAGAGTCTAAAAAGAATTTATTTCCTCCGATATGGATTTCTGGCACGATTTTATATCCGTTTCTTAGTCTTTCATCAGTGCTTATTCTTATATTTGGGCGAGCCTTCGCCAACAATATTCCTATTAATATTTCTTTACTATACATTTATATTCCTCTCTTTTTTTCCTAGATATTCTCCTTTGTATCTCAAAAACTGTATTCCACCTAGAATAATATCTCTAATCATTTCTTCATAATTGTCTCTAGACCCCAAAACAAAGGATAGGAAAGTTCCTTGATAAGAGTCAAAGGCCTTAGCCGCTTTCTCATCAATTACCTCTATCATTAGAAAAACATCTACATCATGAGATTCTAATTGGAAATATAGGCCTTTGCTCAAAAGACCTATTTCTTCCTCTGTCGGATGACCATAGATTACAAATCTATAACCAACAGTGTTGGGGTTATTATCTAAAAACTCATTTAATTTTCTCATGCTTATTTCTCCATACTAGACAATAGGGTGTTTTTTTCTTTTGTCTTGTTAATCTTCCTATCAAGATGGTGTGTGTTAATTTTTGATTTGCCAACCAATTCTTTACTTCTTCCCAAAAAGGGTTTATTTTTTCTTTAGGATAAAATTCTAGTTTAGTTTTATCTTCATCAGAATAAGAAACTAAAACATGGCCTCTCTCAAAGTTAATTCGCCTTAGTGTCATTCTAAGTTCTCCACATCTTCTAGAGTATTAATATCTGCAACAAACTTATCGTCACGGATTCTTTTACATCTAGGAAACCTAAGCCCTATATTACCTTGCAAGTCTCTACTAACTAGGTCTGCTGAGACTTCTAAAACAATAACTGGAGATACTAGATGAGTTTCATCCTCAAAGGATTCTATGTGCATCCTTAGTTTTCTAGTTAAACTTAGTAGGTCTTCATCACTGAATCCTGTTCCTACCGAACCAACCGGTATAAAACCAGTATCGCTAGATACAGAAATATCAAATGAAGCAAATACATTTGCTTTCTTTCCTTCACCGTATCTAGCACCAGTAATTACTACATCTAATTCTATTCTTGGTGGCTTATATTTAGCCCAACCTTTGCTTCTTTTCCCTGCTTCGTAAGGCATACTAGCATCTTTTACTATAATGCCTTCAAAGCCGTCATTGATAGCATTATTGTAAAATGCTATTACATTACCGTCCTTTGGCATTCTATGTGCTTGGTCGGGCAATTCTTTCATTTTCTCTAACCTTTCAGAATAAGGTAGGTTCATTACTGTTTCAAGGTCGTATTTTAGGCAATCAAATATAACCCATTTAACTTTCACCTTTTCCATTGCTTCTTCATGATTCTTAGAATGAACTCTAGTCGCCATTAGTTTATGTTCCGCAGGTGAACCATCTTCTTTGATAGGATATATTTCTCCATCAAGAATACAATCTACTTCATATTCTCTAACTTGCTCGACAATATCTTGAAACTGTGGTGTAACAATTTTACCTTTACGATTAAAGATAATTACGCTCTTTCCTTCTTTATGAATTTGATACCTATTACCATCATATTTGTAATCCACAATCTTATCTCTCGGCCATTTGTTCATAGGCACTTCTTTTGCTAACATTGGTTTAACGAATAGGCCATGTTGTAGATTCATTGGTGGTTCTTCAGACATTTGATAGGAAAGGGC